AAAAAAAAAAACTACTCTACTACATCTGAAGGCAAAAGGTTCGAAGCCGCTTGAATGGCTAATTGAGCTTCACGCATTGATCTTAAATTTACAACTGAAAGGTCTGGGTATTCATATTCATTGGTCATAAGGGGTAAATCCTCCAATGGGAAATCTTCTTCAATACTGTGTGTGTAGGCGTAGAATTGAACGAATTTATAATGTTGAATTAGGGGTAAATGCCAATTTTCGAGTTCCAAAAATTCAAAATTACATGCTAAACTAGGTATTGCATAGCTGGAAACACAATTTTGATTAAAACAACATCTTTCAAAACGTTTATTGGATTTATCACAATGCCAAACTCCAAGAGAACAGTATAAACATGGAAATGAGTCTTCTTCTTCTTCGTGGGTAGTGAAGTGGGAGTCAACAAGGACACCCTCATCAGTACACACGTAGCTAGAATCAGGCATAGCAAAATTAAAGAATGGATCAAATTCAGCTAAGACATTGCGAAGGGGTTGTATGGGTTCATCTAATTTATCACACCATTTAGCTAATCCTTGAGGGGTTAATTTAAGCATATTTCGAATAGCCGGATCTATTGACCATGGGGAATGGGTTGGAACACAATTTAAGCCTGCTTTCTTAATTAAAGTATCCATTGCATTTTGGGTGATAGAATTATATTGTTTCATAAAGGCAGCACATTGACCTGAAATTGTTACATCAGTAGATCTTATTTGGCCAATAATTTTGGCTGTCTCTTTGTAGGATTGTAGGATAAACCTTGCTTGAATATATCGGCGTGACGCCACTGAGGAGCACGCTTCCTGCAGTTTGGATCTCAATAGAGTCAGGGTATCTTCGTACGTGGGAAGGACAAAACCAAGTGCTATTGTCGTTTGAACAAGTGCAAGGATCAAGTTTTCCACAAACTTGGCATAGACGGAGGTGGTAGATTCCATTTTGATCTTTAGTAAATTGTATACTTTTACGGTTTTCTTCAAAAGATAGGAAAGTACGTTGTGCGCAAAAATTACAAAAACTCTTTTCGGACATACAGGCATAAGCCAGCAAAGTTGGGTCGGAAGGGGGTTCCGATTAAGCTTAAGTGACGTTAAATTTTAACTAGGAACTTAATTATTACCAAAAGCGCCATTAGGTGCAAAATATTTATTGTCAAAATCTCTGTTAATATTATTGAAATTATAGTTGGGAGTGTATCCTACTTGATCATTTCCACTCCAACTTTTTATAAAAGGGCCAGAATTATTATTAGCAAAATTTAGACCGGCACGGGGATCATCCCACCCTTGAAAATTGACAGTTCGTCCGGGATAATACACTGTGCCATTTGGGTTATTGTCAGGGTTTGTTCCCTTATTTGTCCAAGAAGGAAAGGGTGACACCCCGTTTTCATCGTCAGATGATGAAGTAATTAAACCTTTAAAGTTTGGTACTCCCCAACCTAGATTTTCTTGCCAGCGATTACTAATTGTGGGTTGATTACTACCGGCATAACCACCAGTATACGTATTAAAACCATTTAATTGATACGTCTCTCTAGGCAAATTTAAACCACCTCCAGTATAAGCCATAAATGATGGCAAACCATATTTAGAAAACTGTGAATTTATATTATTAAATTGGTTATTCTGAAGCTTCGTTTGACCTGCGAAATATTGTTGCATATTTTGTTGATTAAAATAATTTTGAAGGAAACTTGTGCCAACACCGGCACCAACATCTAAAAGACCTCCTAAGATATTCATTTTAAACTATTCGTCAGGGTGACGGTTAACTGCGGCGACTAGGGATTGATATTTCTCTATAGATGCTGCCAAATAAAGGTTTTGTTGCATTTGAGGTGTAGTAGCAAGAACATCTGTTTCTGCAATATAGCCAATAAAATCTAATTTTAAATTTGCCAAATCTAATCTTAAATAATCATTTCTTGCTATGGTTGTAAATACTCCATTTCGATGTAATTTAAGGGGCATTAAGGGAATATTATTTTTCTTATCAAAAAGAGTGAATTGGGCACACTGACCGGGTTCCAATTTAAAGCCTGCTTGATATGCATTTTCTGTTGCATCGAATATTTGTAGGGTTTGATACACTCCACTATCATAATTTTGTGCACTGAAAACTACTATTGATTCACTAACTGGTGGAACATATTGTGGATAAGCTACTGTACAACGCAAATATTGGGATATTGGATTAAGGCATACTGCTACATTTGTTTTGAGAGCATTTACGTTATCTTGAAATGTAATATTAAAGTCTTCCCACTTATCTTCGTTAATACGTGTTGTATCTTTAACAGCTGTTTTAACTACTGCAGTGCCATCAGTTAAAAAAAAAGTTTCCCAATTTAAAAAGGATGGATTACTTGCAGTCCAGGCTTGAGTGTAAGAATTATTTAAAACTGCTGAATCACAAGGGGATTGATTACAAGTATTCAAGGCTATTGTCTTAACTTGTCTAGATGAAATATACTTCCTACCAGTACTTTGAATATATTTATCAAGTTTGGTTTTATCCATCAAATTGGCACCCAAACCATAACATAGGAATGCATCATTATAATTTGTCTGAACATCTTTAACTGATTGAATTACCAGCTTATTAATTACTTGTCCAGCTGGGGCTATAGTTCTAGCGGAAAAATCCATAGTTGATAGCAAATTTGGTGGAAAGAAAGCTGTATTAATTTGATCTTCAATATTAGGTGGTTTGATCTGAGAAAATACGAAGTCTTTATTTAATTTAGTAGTTATTACAACGTTAACTTGCTGAGTTGCACCAACACCAGTATTTAATTTTTGAAAACAATAGATAGCTACTGTTCCACCAATATCCCATGATCTTGGGGAATTTTTCTCGGGAACAGTAAGATGATAATTCACTTGACGTTGATCTTGTACATTAAGTGCAACTGATTGTAAAGTTTTAACATCCATTTCCATCCATTCAAAGTTTGTATATTTAAAATTAACAAAGTTAGATGCTGATAAATTTGGAGGAATTCTTGCAATTGCTAACTTACCTGCATGAAAACCAGTACCTGCTACTTGAATGTTTACTGTCACACCACCTCCCCATGTATTATATATTGCAGCAAGGTGGGCTAATGTAGAGTTAAAGTTTTTGGGAGAAATTTCTAATTTCCACATCATTTTACCAACGGGATCTGAAGTTGACCAATTAAAATTGCCACAATAAATGAACTGTTCATAAAAATATTGATCTATATTATTAGGTGAAGTTGTATGTTGTATTACTTCTTGTGGTGGTGGGCCAGGCACACCAATTGCTGATATTGTGTTTGAAGGAGGAGATGACTGAGTGGAGTCATAGACTTCCCCCGCTGCAGAAGTAGTGTCTGGTTGTGGAATATGAGCTTGAGACATTTTAATACAAAATGACAAACTACGTTCAGGGTGAACGTTAAGCTGGATGACGCGAAAGCTAGGTATCCAATTTTCTAAAAGTTAATGATATTGTCTTTGGAGAGTAGTGATCTACTCTTGAATGTGACCAATTTTGTAATATTGCTCTCTCCATTATATAGAACATACCAGATGAACATACATACTCTAGAAAATTTCCTTCAGATGAGTATAATCTTAAAGTGCCATCGCCTTGGACTGTTAAACAGCCCACACCTTCATTTATATCAAGTCCGGGTTCGTCATCTTTATGTTTTGGAATTCCTCCACTGCGAGGATATTCATTAATTAAAACGGAATTCCACTTCTTGTTATACTTTAAATTCAAATAATCCATAAGTTCTTGTAAATGAGTTGGTATATCACTTGGTTTATGTTTGACGCCAGAATACCAATATGCAGGGCCAAAATGTGTAGCAATTCGATTTTTCATAACAACTGAATTTTGATTTTGATAAGTTTTGCGGAACTTTACTTTAGAAATGTCGATGTCTTCTTTAATAAAACCTGCAGGGTCAAAATTTAGATTTCCATTAGCACCAAAAATATGTTGTAAACATTCGGCATAAGATGGAAATGTTTCATTAACGCCAAAGTGTCTTCTCGCTGCATCAGCTGCTGTATATGCTGTATTGAAAACTTCCACACCATGTAAACATGCTTCGAATAATAATGACCGATATGCTCCAAGTGAATTTTCTGCACGGCGTACTACTTTCTCCTTGTTTCTTACATATTCATATGGGGGTGAATCATGGACCCACCAAGTCATTTTCCAAAGTCTGTCAAAATTTAGAGGCATCAAAACCATGCCATTATGGAATCTAAATGATCTTGAGAGGAATGAGCATTCAACTAAAGGTTGTAGTTTAACTTTTTCATCTTTTGAGGCACCAGTTACTTCAAAACCCCATTCTTTAAATAAATCAACTAAAAATTGTAGGTCAAAAATTTTGGCAAACCAATCCGAAAAGGTTTGAATTACATCATCTCCATAATCTGCAAAACATACATCTATTAACCAATTAAAAACATTTGCTAAATTTGGATGGTGTTTAAGCATGAAAGCAATATAACAAGCAGCATGAATTATAGCATTTAGAACTGAATTGTCAGGTGAAGTGCCAGGATAACCGGAAGGGACACCACCTGTTGCTTCCATAATGGTATTACCAACAAGAAAAAAAAAACAAATAATTTTAGCATATAGAACACGACGCATTTTATCATGATAGGGCTCCCAATTTGGATCAAGTCTTTTATAAATTCTATTCCAGAAGATTGGTAACATTGCCATTAAGTGAGGATGGGGGGAAAAATCCCAACCTTTAAAATCTTCTGCAAGACATTTTGTACCTACTTTACGTAATTTATGATATAATGTATTACTATCCAGTGAAAGGGGATTTATGCCAATTTTAGGTGGTAATAAATGCCAATATTCTGCACAAAAGGCCTGTGCTGAATGCAGATAGCGTCTATATTCTACTTGTAAGGCCAAATCAGCTGCAAGAATTGTTCTAGTTTTATGTAATTTTTCAACTTTTCTGGGTTCATCTTTCAAAAACATTTTAAATACACATGGGGCTGTTGGTCCCCCTTGCGCTTCTGCATGATATGCATTCATTCCTTTAATTAGTGCATTTCGAGCTGGTGCAAATGATTTGTTGAACCTGTGAATTCCATTTTTATCAACTGAGATATAATCTTGTTTACCAGCACGACTAGATATGTCAGAATATGGAAAACCTGGGCTGGTTTTAATATTTATTGGCTCTGATTTACTGCACCCAGGCAGTTTATTTAAAGCTCCTGTTCTAGTTAAAACTGAAAGTTGAACGTTCTCACGAGCAAGTACATCAGCAAAGTGATCTGCAAGTTGTTCCGTTGCTTGTCTGATTATTCTACGATGGTGACCAGATAGGGGTTTACGTTGTTTATAATATTTTGCCGCTTCTTTATGTAAAATACTTTCACCATCTGAACGAGGATCTTTGGCTGACAATATCCCTGGTTCATGAGTTCGTGGGCCAATAGGGGCAACATTTCTATATAGATTTGTCATGTATGGGGAATTTTGAGTCTTCCGTGTGATTCCCTTTTTTGCGGGATTTCTGTCATCAGTTGCTGCAATTACATACTCTGGATCAAAACAATTTGCAGAAAATGAATTTAATTCCTCAAGAAATTCTTTATTTGGTGTTGTTACATGATCTTTTCTACACATAAGTCTTGCATATGCTTCTTTTGTACCGGCACCAACATGCATACCTATGATTTTACCTCGATGCCAAGTTGTGTCAGATATTAAAAGTATTGATCCACAATCACCACTATACGTATTAACATCATTCATAATTATTCCTGCTTGATGGCCAACATATTTAATGTGATGATAAGCTGCATCATCTTGATCAAATTTTACAATTTCCATACCTTCAATTCTATAAGATCTAATTTTGAGCACTGGTATGGATAACAAATTAGGCTTAAAAGTCAAAAGAACTGCTTGACAATGATAAGGTGGAACACCATCACCATCAGAAATGTGTTGAGTTATTGTTGTAAATGCAGGACATGTTTTATCAACTATTTCAAAATCTAATCTATCTGTGGCTGGATCTGAATGTAAGATTTTGGCTTTATACACTATTTTACTAGTTGTGCGAACATAAAGAGTGCCATCACGAAGCAAATCTGTTATATGATACACTGTCGTACCTTTAAGACCTTCATACATCAAACCATAAACTAAATGTGCATTTTTCTCTGATATTATCTCGACTAAATTTGGTAGGATGGCATCAATTACTTGAGGGAGACCAGGATCACCACTCATTTGTTTAATAATTCCGTCATGAAGATCTTTAAGAGGAATTTCCATTTCTTTGTAATCTGGAGGCAAATGATCTACATATTCAACTTGCCTCCTTGGATCTTTTACTGAGTATTTATCAGAGTCTGATTCTTTTTGTTCTACTTGTCGAAATCTATTGTAAATATAACTATTTGTGGAATATTTTTCGGAGTCAGATTCATGCTGTCGATATCTATTGTAAATAAATGAATTAGTGGAATACTTTTCAGAGTCTGATTCATTTACTATTGAATTCATAACATTTGTCATAGTTTCTTTAACTTTAGAATTAATGTTATCATGGAGTAAATTAGTTGCTTCAATAGCCATCTTATTTCTAGATATTTCATGAACAGCACCCATTGTAACGTAACCTGTGGTCGCAACTTTCAAAACAGTCATAATTAAATCAGCTGTGAATGCATACCATGGTGGAATTAAATTTTCAGTTACTGATATCAAATCAGCATTACCTATTGTTTTGATAGCTGCATTTAATGAGTCTACACAGTCCTGTGCTTTTACACCAACAGGGCGATAAATTTTGACTGTTACAAATTCTTTACTTCCATCCAATGCATAAGATTTATCCAAAAAGTTAACTAAAATTTTGCAGTCTTTAAATGCCGAGAGTGTATCATTATTTATTGCGTCAATTAATAGAGCATCTAATGTTAGTACAATACCCTCGGAAGCGCCACTTTGTCTAACAGCTGTATATAATTTTCTTGCTATTTGGCTGAATGTAAACCTATTACTAGAAAACTGATGTTTACCATTAACTAATGTTTTGGCTATTGATAATGGCTTTGCACTTGATGCTAAACACACAAATTGATCTACTGACATATGTAAATTTACAACTGTATCAGGTTCATATTCTGTAATTTCTTCCAATGAATTTATGATTTCGCGGGAATCAATATTTGGCTTATAACCAATTAATAATTCAATTAATTGTCCTGAGGAATAATCATCATCATTGTGTACGCGACGAATCATTTTATCAATACTTGCAGTTCTCTGTTTAGTATCCTTGTAAGTATATTTCTGGAATAAGTTTTTTTTTTTAAACATAAATTGAATAACTTCACACCTACGGAAGAAGACATCAACTTTTTCTTCATTAAATGATTCTTCAATAGCTTCAACAAGAATTTCTTCATTCGCACAAATAATCCATATTGGTATTTCATTGTCTTTTTGATCGTATCTTTCACATACCATGTCAATAAATTGCTTAAAATATCTTGAAGATACTAGTGGTGTTGCATCAGAAAAGCAAACAAACTCATGATTGAAATCTTTATTTTCGAACCAAGTATCAAATTCTAGCATAGTTGTTATAGTTCTGTGCTTGATGGATTTTTCTTTCATTAGTGCACAAGTTTGTTCTAGTAATGTTGTTTTACCTGTGCCTGGTGGACCATTTAATAATATTGTAGGGCATTGCTTCCAAGATTGAAGAGGAGCTTGTAAACTCACACCCATTCTAATTTTACGATTTATTGTATCTTGGAATGTTTGTTCATGTTCTCGATGTTTACCAATAATCATATTAATTAGTTCTTCAAGGGATACGGTCTTGTTAGTAATGATTTTCTCAAAATTTAATTCACGCATTTTAACTTCTGATTTTTCATAATTTCTGTTTCTGCTTATATGCGTGTCCGCTCCAACAGGTTCGCTACAAATTCTATTGCACATTTTAAAAGTTAGGTGGGAGAAATCAGAAATATTACCAGCATTCTTTTCTTTCATGGCCTTGAACAAATCACAATCTTCACAACCTGGTGGACATACAGCCTCATGTTCTGGCCAAGATACATGTACCAGAAAATGTCTTCTCCGCTCGAATGCTTGGATATCTTGAATACCAGAATTTAAGGGTATTGTTGGAAAATTTGCTGCAATTAATAAAAACTTTGGAGTTGCCATAGTATTCTTATCTTCCAATGCTGCCATATTAGGATTATATGCAGCTGGAGTCACTAAGTTCATTACTGCTAGGGCATCTTTATCACCCGTTGGGTCAATCCAAGAACCAAAATCATCAATTTTAATAATATCTTGTTGGGCATATGTATTCCAAAATTCTGGTCCTTTACATAATGTCATAACTTGCATACACGTTCCTAAAATTTGATTAATCCTGTCACAAATATATGATAACACAAATGATTTTCCAATACCAGTAGCACCCCACAGCCATACAGTTACTGGAACAGGTCTTTCTGATAAACATGATACAAATTTTTGAAACTGTCGTGAAATTTCAAAAAAAACTTTTCCCAATTGATTCCAAATAGGTGTTATAACTTGTAATTGGGCACTAGTATATTGTTTTGATAAATCAACATATACACGATTAACTTCTTTCATTTCTGCTTTAAATTTGGCAAATTCCTGCGCATTGTTTATAAATTTACCTGGATTTGAAATGGCTAAATTCCTCATTTCAGTTGCCCGGAGATAGATAGCGGCAACACTTTTCTTAAACTCATCAATTTGTTTATGCTGAGAAACTCCACACATTTCACGAAGAGTGGTAAATAATCCAGATGCCGTACCCATTAATGATTCAGTACCTCTATTGCAATAATAAGCACTGCGCATACCTTCAGTTAATCTCTTAATCCATGAAATTGACTCTTTTTGGTTTAAGAAAAAAGGTAATGTAAAGCCACATAAGGAAGCAAAAGATGTTGCTAAGGCTACTAGGCCTGCAAAAAATGGATAATTATCAAAAAATGTAACAACATCTGTAAAAACTTGTTGCAAAAATTCTATAATTTCATTACCTAATTGTTCTAATTTTAAGTTTTTAATAAACATTTTTGTTTTGTCTAATACTGTGTATTTTTCTGATTCTACTTCAAGACACAGTTTTTCACTACACACTGATGAGCCTCTACTCGAACTTATATCGGAGTCAGTGGTTAGTACACATTCACATGGTACTGTGTGGTATTGACTTGTCTCACAGATCATACATGGCTGCGTATTAAGATGTTGAGCACAATAATGTAATGTATGTGCGCAGCCTGAAATTGCAAAGTCTAGACAAAATGTACATCGTACATTGTTTACTGGCATATGTTTTTCTATAAAATCAATTGTTTTTTGCGATTTTGGAGGTAACAAATTCATCTCAACACTTTCACCAGTTTCATTACTTGATTCACCAGTTCCTCCAGCTTGATGTTGTGCAAGAGTTTCTGTTTCAACATTATATGCCATATTTTGTACAATAGTATTAACTGTACTATTAGGTGTCTTTTCCCCCAAAACTTTAGCTTCAACCCAAGAGACACCATCCTGGAATAAATCACCTACTAACTTAGTTTTAGTAAACAACCATTCTAAGATCTTATATATGGTTGTTAAACAAGTTTGTATTGAACTCCATGGAATAGACTTCCACAGAAGATCGTTGACTTCCAAAAATTGCCACAGCTTTAAAAATTTAGAATGCCATGTTGAAGCTGTGCAAAACTCGTAGACTAATGGTAAATTTACTGAGAATTTAAATGTAGACATTATAAAATTAATATTTTCATTAGTTACTGCTGAAGCTAAGGATGTTACAGATTTTCCTAAGTAATTTTCTATTGCAAGCAACATAACTTTTTGTGTTGCAAACCATTCCTTACTGAGCACTTCTGCAATTTTAGTATATAATTGTATGTCAGAGGAATGTTCATCTTTAAGAATTACTGAAATTACTGTACAAAGGACAAAAAATTTTTTAGGAAAGACAAATGAATGTTCAAAACCTGGACAAATAATTGCTGGTGTGTAATCCTTTGCAAATCGCATCGCATACCATCGTTCAAATTCTTCCAAACTAAACATCATATCCCCTCGGATCATCGAAACCGTCAATGCCAACCCAAATGGTACGGCAGCCTGCTCACAATCTCGAGATTTTAATTCATCATTATGTATATCTACAAGTCCATCAATGCCACGTGTGCGTAGGGCCTGTACATATCTGGAGACTGGACCAAAAGTTCCAAGTTTAAAGATACCAATGTCAAGAAGACGATCTACAATCTTAGAGTCTAATAGTCCAGACATAATGATCGACAAAATGTCAATTAAAATTTCCTGAAGTTTTGCGGAAACGGGG